AATAGGAATTAAGTTTGCACCAACTCCATCTCCAACCACATTAACTTTAGGTGGAATGCAAGTAAACCATTTAATTCCAGGAGGAAGAGATGATAATTCATCTTGAGTTTTTGGATTATTTACTGAATCATTGCAAGTTTGATAAGATGGACTCTGACCATACAGAGATAATCCAGCGATAGCACCTTCAACCGAATTAAGCCCATCAGAAACTCCTTTTATCACATTAATACTTGAAACCATTTTGTTCCAATCATCCGAATCCACTTGACTTGGACCAAATCTAGATGACCATTTACTTGGAGATTGACATTTTAATCCATCACAACCAAGAAAACTATAAATTTGAGATGCCAAACTTGAAGCTTGATTTAAAACATTGAATACATTTGACAATCCTCCAGTGAGCCAACTAATTCCTGATAAAATTGGGTCTATTCCTTTTTCTACGGTATCCATTACTTGAGTCAAGATGCCAGCAGTCCATTGCTCTATTGCACAAATTGGAGCGTTGAAAACGCTATCTACCATTTTGTTTAAATATTTTTCTAAATCTCTTAAAATTGTCGGTATATACTTCTCAAAAACACAAAAAAGAATGTTAATAATATTTTTTACAGATTGACCAAAAATTGTCTGAAGAGTATCTGGAACAACAATTCCTATGAATTTCTTAAATAGCGAAACAATACACTTGATTAACCCACTTCTTATTGAATTAATAATCAAACGTATAATTCCACCGATACTTCTTGCTACAGATTTTATTCTAGAACCAATATCTACAATTTCATTTAGAATTGGATTAATATAAGTATTCGCATATTTTTGAATCCCATTTGTAAATGCAATAAAATCCTGTAATATTTGTGTAATCTGTCCAATCATATTATCACGACAGTTACTTGGCATCACATAACTTTTGTCTGTTATCTGGTCAAACGCAAGTTTTGATAGACTTTCATCATAAGTCCAAAGTTTATCTCCAGGAGTAAATATCCCAGAATACTGCGCCAGATTTGTATTAATACCCACTCCAAGATTAAGAGAGTTTGTACCAAATACTTCCGAGACTCCTAATCCTGCTGAATTTGAAGTATTTAAAAAATAATTACCATTTGTATATGCAAGTCCAACTTGTCCTGCTCCTCCAAAATTTTGAGCTATTTGTTGAGCATTTTCATTTAATGATGGTGTTATGGCAGATGGTGGAGTTTTAGGGGCAGTTGCATTTACTGCTTCTCTTTTTGTATTTGAAATGATATTTCCAGGATGTCCTGTAAAAGGTTTAAAAGCGACATCATCAGGAATAAGATTCTGAACATTTCTATTTCTATTTAATAATCCAACTACAACTGGTTGTTGTGCATCATCTCCATCTAAAAAGAAACCAAAGCATATTTCACCACCTGTTAAATTATTACTACACCCCTCTCCACCTTGACCACTACCAAAAGCCGGGTCTAATAGAATTTGAGCCCAGGGTAAATCTTCATCCTTTAATTCATTTTTTCTAAATGTATGATACCCTATAACTCTAACTTTACATCTTTCCGTCCAAGTCTTTGATGAAGTATCTTTATTAGAAAGATTTGCATAGCTTGATTGTTTTTTCCATACTTCTGATGGAGCAACTTGCCCTAACCACCAAACAAATCCGTCTTTTCCTAAATGATTACTTTTAAAGATAGTTTCATCAATCATTTTTTATACATCAAAAATTTTACATTCAATTGCATTTGGATTTAAATCACAATAAAGAGCTAAAGAACTTGGAACCTCTGTAACTTCAGGATGTCTTTGAGAGTATGCAATTAACTCATTGAGATAAGATTCGAGATATCTTTTTCTCTGTTTATTTATAGAGTTAATATCAAGTTCTTTTTGAATAAGTTTAATTGTTTCTTGAATGTCCATTTTTTTAAGCGATGTTTTCTGCTCCATAAAGTCCATAACTATCACGAATTAATTTTAAACTAGTAACAACTGTTCCTGGTTCAATATGATGACGAAGTTCCTTAATTAGATACAAACCACTTTGCTCATCATCTGCTTTCTTATTGTCGGTTCTTTCAATTCGAGGAAATTCAGCGTAAATTACATCTCCAACTTTTAAATTAATATTGCAAGGAACTACCATATTTAGACTTTGAGTGAACAAAATATTATATCTAGATGCAGACTTTGCCATATCTGCAATGTCTCTTTGTTGACCATCATTAAATACTTTTCCTGTAAAATCATTATCCATTATCCCAATATCTGAAGTTCTGAATAATATTCTAGAAGGGGATGTTCCTAATTCTTCAGATACAGGAATTGTTGAATTAGTTCCTAATTTATTTGCATTTACAATTTCATCTTTTAGATTGTATTTGTAAACAGAAAAATTTTGAGAGTATGGATTAAAAAAATAAGTGAAGTTAGAATACATTCCAACTCTTAAACTTTTAATTAGATCTGAATTCTTTTCAATCCCATAATTCAAAATTTTAAATTCGTTTTCAGGTTTATTTGTTTCTATAACTTGAGTATATGAATATTTTGGTATGTTTTTTGAGTCAGCTGTCCCAGAATTCGTTCTGCTGACTAATGAATCAATACTTTTAAAATTGAAACCTTCTTTGTTTTCATAAAATAAAAACCCAGAAACTCCTTTTGTGATTCCTCCTACACTTTTAACTTCTCTAGTTTTATTTGAGTGTTCGGTTGGTAAAGATTTTGGACCCAACCAAGATAAAATATTAAATGGTTTTTTCATATTTCCAATAAAGGAATATGCATTTCCAGTTATGTGTATATTATCATCTTTAAATTTTTTAGTCTTTAGAACTTCGCTTAGAATTTTCTTTACACTCTCATTAATTTTACCATCATATCTTTTCATGCATCTTGATGTTTCATTTGTAATCGTTTCTCTTGATACCAAATGCAACGTAAATCTTTCGCTTGTGCTATCTGCTAGAATATTACTAATTCTAAAAACATATAAAGCATTATCACCATCAAAAGCAAACTCACCAAATGCCGTAGTTAGACTTAATGCTACTTTTTCTCCTCCACGAAGAGGTAAAACATTCGTTAGAGATGTGCTATTCATAACTTGAATTATCATTGTAACACAAGGAGAAAGCAAATCTTCATAGTAATCTAAAAACAGTATTGACCCCGAACCTGCCAAGTCAATTGTTGTTTTTCCATCTAATGTTTGAATTGTAAAGGCATTTGCCTGAACACTATTGGCAGCGAAAGACATTATACGAGAGGGAGTTCTAGAAGTTTATTTAGAATGTTTTTTTCGGCTTCATATGTTGAGCCTTGAATAACCATAACCTTTCCACCTCCACCAGAAGATACTATAAGTGGAGGTGATTTACTTCCGCCTCCACCCGATGCAATTACAGCAGTAGGCTTTTCTACAATTAATGTTTGAGGTGTGGGCGAATAAGGAGATTGGTCGTAAGATGGTCTTTGACTTATATCTCTTGGCTTGAGAGGTTGAGCTGAAACCATAGAATTACTTATGGTAAAAAAGTCATTAACCTTATTTTTTGGAACTTCTACGTGAACGTGATTAAGATGACCTTTAACTCTCCATAAAGTTTTATATCCTTTGGATTTCCAAAAATCATTTACTTTATCTCCAGACTTCATATCTGAAACTGGTATATCAAAAGCTCTATTTTCCCAGTGACCAGCCCCTTCGTGTGAATGTATTTCATAATTTGTATCATCAGCTAAAGGATTTATAGAATATCCTTTATTACCATAAATTCCCATTTCTCTAATTTGAAAATTTTGAGGCTCAGATGTAGCAAATCTAGATTGATTTACTCCAAAATTTTCTTTTCTAAATTTTCTATATTCTTCAATATCCATTTGAACTTTATTTTTTCCAGATGAATTTATTGATGATGTTTGAACCGGAGAATCTTTACTTGTATTTGGACTCTCTCTTCCTTTTATTTCACCTTTAGCTTCGGATAAACCTTCTTTTGATTTAGGGTCTAAGTGTCCAATCCAAGTTCTAGTTCCTTGAATATAACCAGATAATCCGCCTCGCCCATATCCCCCAAATCCAGGACCACTTGGACCAATATCAGTGAGCGGGACAGGAACGGCTGTGCCTTTTTTTACAAATACATCAATAGACATTCCCCTTCCACTATGGGTGTGCGCTCTTCTTGCTTTATCCACATAATTTCTCAGTTCATCATCGCTATATTTTTTACTTGGTAACAAATCAACCGAACCTCCAGGTTGATTTAAATATACAGGTGAACCTTGAGCCAACAAAGCCTTTACAACTTTTGTGGTGTCATTAACCACAGTTTGCGGACTTTCACCTTGAAAGTGTCCATGAACCCATCCTTTAGAGTTTGAAACATTTCCAGTTTCACCAAACTTTGCATTACCTACACCGTAACTGATGTCACCTCCCATCTCTATTTCATTTTCAACTTTAGGTGCTTCATCTGCAGACAATTCTTCATCTGTACCTTCTACTTTTGAACTTGAAAAAATATTACCGCTTAAAAAACTAGATACAAATTTTTCAAAACTACTTACAGAGGAATTAAATTTATTTAAAATTCTTGATTGATTGGTTTCACTATAATTACCAGTTGGCACTGTTTTTGATTTACTAGATTCTCTTAATTTTTCTTCTTGTTTTCTTTGGATAGTTCCTCGATCTAATCCACTAGCATCATAGACTCTATCTGCAGCCCACCCCCCTAAAAATCCACCAGCCATACTACCCAAAACAAATCCAACTCCAGGTATGGGTATTAAGCTTTGACCTATCACTCCTCCTAATAATGAACCAGCAAGAGAACCTGAAGTTCCAGCAGCAGATTTTCCTATACTTTCACCTTCAGCTAATCCTGTTGCAAAATCTAAACCAGCAAAAAGAGCATTAGCAACACCTAATGCTCTCACCCCTCCAATTTTTAGTTTACCATTTGATAGTTTTGGGTTAACTTTTGGCTTTGTTGGTTTGGGAGTTCCTCCTATTTTCTCATCTTTCCCCGCAAAAAAACCACGAACCAATCCACCCACATCTAATGCACCTCCAGCCAAAGCTCCTAAAAGTCCACCAGCAGAACCAAAAGTATTAGTTACATTAATTGATGATAATTTTTGAATTTCTTTTTGGCTTGGTAAGGGAATTCGTTCAAGTTCTAGTCTTTTAAATTCAAGCAAATCACCTAATCTTTTATATTCAATTTGAACTTTATCAAAAGAACCTTTTGACCTCAGGTTCGTTGATACTATATTATTAGCCGCAGAAGTGAGAGAAGATGTTAGAGTAGTGATAGCCATATTATGCGTTTATTATTCCTAAAGCAAAAGGTAAAGACCAATAAGGATTATTTGGGTTGGTAGTATCTCCAAACATTGATACGTCTGGTGCATTTCCTTCACTTCCAGTTACAGGTGGAGACATAACATTTTGTTGGTTGCCTCCACCTCCGGGAATTACGGTAACTTCTGGAGGCAAGGAAGTTGATACAATGTTATTGGAGGGTGGAGTTCGCCCTGGAGGTGTTGTAACCGCTGGTGGTGCTTTTTTTTGCTCTTGTGGTTGTATCTGAGACGATTGCATCTGTTGAGATGTAGCTTCATTTGGTTTTACCGATGAAGTTTGAGAAGCTGCCCCAGGCTTACCTGTTCCAGAAACAAATGAGGGGATTGGAGCAGCCCCCAATTTTAAATTTTGTGTGTAATTACCATATTCGGCTCCAAAATAATTATCAGTGGATACCTGACGATGTATTTGTGCGCGTAACTTTGCATCATATCCTAGAAAATCTGTTCTACCTCCAACAAAAGATGCTGCTTTTTTTTGATACTCTTTATTTTGTATGGCGGCTATGGCATCTCTTATAATTTTTTTAGCCCCATCATCACTAATATTTTGACCACGTTTTCTATAATAAGATTTAATTGCTATTATTGCACTAGCTTCATCTTTAATATTTTTAAATTCTGGGGCCGTTCTTGCCCCAGAACCCCCTTTAGCTGTAGGGTCTATATATGCTGGTTGATATTGACCATCCTGTGTTAGAATTTCATACACACTATTTCCACCATATTTCTTATCTCTTAATCTATTATAAACAGATTGAGCGACATCGGCTCTTCCTTGCGCCGAACCTGATTCTAAACCAGCTATTGTAGCTAGAGTATATAAGTCTTTATCAGTTCCAGGCATATTGGCTTGGCTATCTGATGATGAGTCAGTAGGGTTCGAAGGTGAAGATGGCGAATCTGAACTTTTTTGTTCTTGATCTGACGATTGGGATGAACTCCCCCCAGAAGAACCAGAAGATTTTCTACCACCCTCAACTAAATTTTCAATAGCACTAGAAAATCTTTCTATAATTCTACCTAAAGAATCTAAAAATCCTTCTGGAACAGATTGAGAAGTATCTTGACCTTTTACGGTTGATGATAACTTTTCTTCTTGAAATCTTTGAGCTTCTTGAGCGTCAGAAGAACTCATAGCCATTGTACCTGCACCTAAAGCTGCTCCAGCTCCTAATCCAGCAGCTGCAAATCCAAATGCTTTACCTCTTGGACTTCTTGCAAAACTTCCTATTGAACCTCTTCCAGAATTCTTTAAAGGTCCACCTGGAACACTAACATTTAAATCTAAATCTCCAGCTTTTCCTGATGCAGTCGGAAGATTTGAAAGTTGTTTAACAATTTTAATGATTGTCTGACGAACTAGCTTTGCAACTTCAAAGCTATCATTAAACATTTTTCGAAGACTTTTAAGAGTTGTTTCAATCTTTTTAAGATTTTTACCATCTCCAAAAAAGTTTATAAAACTGACTGCGTTCCTATAAAGGTCTAAAAAGTTTTTTAAAATATTTGTTGGTTTATTTGCTTCATTATCTTGTATTCTTTTTTGATAGTCTTTTGTGAAATTTTTAATTAAATCCCCAAGGGTTGATTTAACCTGTTTCTGAACTCCACTTACTGTATTTTGAAATTCGGACTTAAATGAAACAATTGTTTTATTAACACTATTGTCTATATTATTTGTAACGTTTGATGATATATTTTGTATAATCGAATTTGTTTGCCCTGGTAATGGTTTAATTGTAGGTCTTGAAAAATTAGATATTTTATTTGCAGCCGCACTTATTCCAGAAGAAGTTTCTTCTAAAGTAGAACCACCCATAAAGTTAGAAAAAGATTCAATTTTTGCCGCACCATTCCCTATAACTTTTTCTGGATTAATGAGACTTCTCATTTTAGTGATTCTAGTTATAAAATATTTAGATTAGTAAATTAAGGTTGAACATTCTTTTTATTTTCATCTTCTATATGTTGAGCCAATAAAGCAACATATAATTCTCTTTCATAAGGAATCCAATTCTCCACCATTTGCATATCCCACTTGTGATATTGCTGCAGAGAAAAGTTCATTTTATAATAATTTTCTAGGCTCATATAAGCCATTATCAAGTAAAAAAACTGGTTAGTCCTTCCAACACAATTTCATTTTCTACTCCAGTATTTGGATTTGTAACTTTAAATTTATGACGAAGAACTGGCATAGTGTCAAAAAATCTTTCAATCTTTTTAAATTGTTGAGTTGTTAAATCATCAAGAAAACTAAAAAGCTCTTTTTTAGTGCAATCTTTTGCGGCGTAACTATCTTCATTATTAAAAATTACATCCATACACGAAGAAATAATTTCAAATGATTTATTAATATTATCAACCGTTGTAGGTTTTTCTTCACCTTTATCAAATATAAAGCTATTCTCCACAAATTGCCTCAGAGATGGATATTTCATTCTTAGAATTAAATTATCATTTAAAGTAATATCCTTTGAATGTTCTGGGTCTTTCTCCACTTTTATCTCATCAATAAAAATTGTAACAGGAACTTGAGTTTCACCATCGTCTCCACACGTAATGATTAAATCTATATTTTCTCCAGCTGACTTTGACCTAACATTCAGAAAAATATACTCAATGTCAAATGATGGCAACTCTTCTACATTTATCCCTTTAGTTAAAATGCAACCTTTAAGAATTTGCTTCATTGCATTTATAATTTGATTTTCATTTTTAGACTCTACGGCTTCAAGAAGAACTTTCTCTTCTTTAACTAAAAATGGACGAAATTTAATTGTTTTTTCAGTCGATGGGAGAATTAATTCAAACTGACTTGTAACGACTTTAGGTAATGGCATAAATGATTAGAATTCAGTAGTTTTATTTATCGTTGTCTTCGCCCCTATTTACTTCCATTACATAACGGGTATATAAAAATCTTACTGTTGTTTTTGTAATGACACTTCCTTGATAAGTTACAGGAATAGAATTTAGTTGGTCTGGAAATGCGTCAATCAAACGATATGTAACTCTTGGCATATTCCCTAACACATCACTACCTTTCTTTCTAAAATTTCTTTCAAATTTACTGATGGATATGATTCGTTTATAGCTATCTGGATATTGCATTCTAAAGAAATCCGGTCTATTTTTATAGTTCCCTAACCCAACCGGACTTGTCACTGCTTTACCATCATAACTATACAATGGATTAATGAAATTCATCCATTCTTCAAAAAGACGAATAATTTTAAACTCACTGTCCACATAAAAAGTAATATCAAGAGGTGGGTAAATTCTTTTTACTGGAAACATTTCTATGGTACCTTGACGACTTCCCATCTCTTGAGATACATCAAAAGATGCTCCAGGTAAAGATGCATCCGAACAAAGAAAATCATAAGAAACTATAGCATCTTTATTTGGCAGAACTCCAGCTTTACTTAGATGACTGAGCAGACCACTATCAGTGGATGTTTCTGTAGATAAATGTAAAGATAATTGAAATTGACTTGTAACTGATAGAGAGCCAAAAATATCAATTATACCAGGGAGAGTAATGCTTCTTCCATCTTTATCTCTTCTCGGTTCTGTTTGTTTTACATAAAGGCTTCCAATAGGAGGCGAACCTGCCCCTAAACCTTTACCTAGCTCCTCAGCCATTAGATAAATACTAAAAATCCTTATATATTTATGATAGATGGCAAAGGAAGTAAAATATAATCAAGGAAAATTCAGACCAAAAAATCCAGACAAATATGATGGTGATTGCACTGAAATCATCTATAGGTCTTCATATGAACTTAAATTTATGGAATATTGTGACCTTTCCGAAAGCATATTATCTTACCAATCTGAAGAGTTTTTTATTCCATACGTATCACCTTTAGATGGCAGAACTCATAGATATTTTCCTGACTTTTTAATTAAATATAAAGATAAACAAGGAAATATTAAGAAAGCAATAATAGAGGTAAAACCACAAAAAGACCTTATAGAACCAGAAAAGAATCCAAAAAGAAAGACTCGTTCTTGGGCATATAGAGTTAAAACTTGGGCAGTAAATCAGCATAAATGGAATGCCGCAAAAAAATATTGTAAAGAGCGTGGTTGGGAATTCAGGGTGTTCACAGAAAGAGAATTGGGAATCCCATTATGATTTCAGATGACATTTTAAAAAAAGCAGGTAGAACTGGATATAAAAGCGGAAGTTGGTATACAAATACTTTGATGAATGAACTTGCTGAATACCAAAAGAAAAACTTCAATCAATTTGATACTAATTTCATTATACCAGGAGACCTTATCTTCTTTTCATATTCAGCTAAATACCCACAAAAATATAAATTTTGGGACCAACATCCATTGGTTTATGTGATTGAAGTATCACCAAGGCAGGGTCTATTTTTTGGAGCAAATGTTCATTACTTAAACCCTTCTTATCGCGGAGGGATTACAGAATCGTTCCTAAATAAACAAGGAGTAGTAAACGCTCCACGTAAAACATTGAAAAATTATTTGTTTGGTAACGTTTCATCAGAATTATACAAAGTTCCAAGAGATGATTGGAAAGGAGTTTCATTGTTACCAACGGAAAGCTTTGTAAATAAACGAGGTCAAAAAGTTCCAAAATATCAGGTTTGGGATTATCCAGATTCACTATCATCTCCATAAACCATAATGGCAGAAAAGACTTTAAATAGTAAATTTTATAAACCGCAATCTCAGGCTGTTGGTGGAGAAACATATTTAAAATTAGCCTATGACCCTAAAACAGGAGATACTCGTTTATTGCAATATAATACAATTGGAGGCGCCGTTGGAGTATCATTTGAAATTTACAAAAATGGAGTGTGGGGATTTAACCCTGGAGCTGTAGCAACAGTTGACGAAAAAAACAAAGTTCATCAACAAGTTCAAGATTATTTTAATAAAAATATAAAGGGAGTTCCTGGAAATATCTTACCTTCCTTTGTAACTCAAAATGCGCCATCAAAGGACCAAGGTTTTTCAGGGCAACCCACTCTATCTCAAAGCAGCGGATTACTTGCAGCTACTCAAAATGCGTCTTCTAATTTTGGTGAAGACCCATCTAAAAACTTCGAAGTAACTAAAAATGAAAAGTCACTCTTTGGTGATGTTACCTTACTTACATATCCGAGAGATATTCTTAAGAGTAAACAAGACACTCTAAGAATAAGCCAATATCGCTATAAAGCCCCAGCAAATAACATCTTTACAAATGAGGAAAATAGAAAAGGAATATTTACGAAAGGATTACAAAGAAACAGTGCAATCACTGACCTCATTGGTAAAGTAATTCTCCCAATGCCAAATGAAGTCGTAGATATAAATGGGGTGGATTGGGGGTCTAGTAATATGGACAATCGAACTTTAGGTATGGCTTCATATGGCTATAATAATTTAGCAGCAAATGCCTTGGGTACATTTGCATTGGGTGCAGGTGCCCTCGCAATTACAACTAGAACTAAAGGACTTATAAATTTAGATACAGGTGCTCTAAGTGGAATAGCAGCCGAAATTGCAGCGGGAGGATTTGATCTTAATAGGCCGGATATGAAAGCAATTATAGCATCCACAATATTAAAGGGGCAAGGATTTGATATTTCACCAGAAACCATACTTCAAAGAGGATTTGGAGTTGTTCCAAATTCTAATTTAGAATTACTATTTAATGGTCCAAAATTAAGAGGATTTTCCTTTAATTATAAATTATCACCAAGAAATGAAAAGGAAGCTAGTAACGTGAGAAGAATTCTTCGTTTTTTCAAACAAGGAATGGCAGCAAGAAAATCAAATAATAATGGTTCTTATAGTGCCGGGGGTTCTGCATCGCTTCTATTGGGAACTCCTAATATCTTTAAACTTAATTATAAAACAGATAATGATAAAAATATAGAAGGCGTAAATAAATTTAAACTTTGTGCCTTAACTAATTTTCAAGTTAATTATACTCCAGATGGTCAATGGTCTGCATATGAAAAAGGTCAACCAACTTCAGTTATTATGAGTATGCAGTTCTCTGAAATTGAACCCATTTATAATAATGACTATCAAGAGACTGTATTGGGTGAATTCCAAGGTAAAGACCTAGAACCAATCACCAAAGAGGATGTAGGATACTGATATGGCATACTTTAACGAATTACCAAATATACAATACATCTCAAGATTTGCAAATCAATCTTCAAATGAAGATTATACTCTTGCGAAAAATATTTTTAGAAGGGCAAAATTACGTGAGGATGTTGCAAATGCTGCAACTGCTTTTAATTATTATCAAATTAAAAATGATGAAAGACCTGACCAAATTGCAGAAAGAATTTACGGAGACCCTGAACTTGATTGGGTTATTTTAATTACAAATAATATTATTAGCTATCCTTCACAATGGCCATTAGATAATAATTCATTCTATGAATACTTAATTGATAAATATGGCTCCGAAGATGCATTCGATGATTTCAAATATCTTGAAACGATTGAAGTTAGAGATGAATATAATCGTATTGTTGTCCCAGAAAAACTTAAAGTAGACCCAGATACCTACCAAGAATTCACAACAGTTGAAAATAAAGATTCTCCTCTTTTTTATGACCTGAGTAGATTTCCAGTTCCAAGTAAATTTTATCCTCTTACAATTACAATTAATCTGGGACAATATATTGAGGTCTGGGAAAGAGATAATTTAGGCGAAGGTGAAGAATATACTGGAGAGGAATATCAAATTACCGACATTCGTCTTCAACAACCAGAAGAAACTTCAATCTACCCCGACTATTCTAGACTTGATTATTCATATCTATTCATTTATGGAAGAACAGAAATTAAGAATATATTTGTACCCAACAGTTTGAACGGTTGGCCTAGCACTTGGGGTGGAGAACTTCCAATTTATAATAGAGACGTAACCACAACCGAAGTTGTAGTTAATACAAATATTGGAAATGCAATTGATATTACAGATGACTTTAGACTTTATAATATCGTGGCAGAAGAAGACCCAGAAACAAACACTAAACGCCCACAATTTAGATTCATCTCAATAGGTTAAGACAATGAACAATCCATTCCCTGGAGTTAAAGTTACTATCTTTAACGAAACAGAAATTAGTTATTTAAACACATCTGGAAATATAGTTGACGTTAGAGACCAGCAAAGAGTCGTATCTAATTATCGAGACGAGCTTGATGAAAACGATAGTTATCGAAAGATTCTACTACTCAAGCCAGAATATCTTGGTGTATTCATCAGTGATATGAAGAATATTATGAGTTACGCACCTTCTAGTGAAACAATAGATAATAAAACTAAGAAGGTTTATAATCCTAAATTAACAGGAGTATAAAAAAGCCCCCTTTCGGGGGCTTAATCTTAACTCACATTTCAGCAAGTTTAGAGAACCGAGCTAGATAGTCTTCGGTGTCTTCATCTTCTTCATCATCACTATCATCCGAAAGAATCGTAGCGGTTTTACTCTTTACAGAAACGTATTCTTCTTCCATCTCTTCTTCAAGTTCAGGGTCAGGACGCTTTGATGCAACTGGAGAAGTTTTTCCATTTACGATATCAAGACGAGCTTTGATTTCTTCGTATGATTTAATCTTTTCTGGACTTGTAAATTCAGTTAAATCATAAAGAGAATTATAGATTTCCTCTAGTTTTTCTTCATCCCCATCTAGAAATGGTTCCGAATCCAAAAATTCAGAGTCATCATAATTCCAATACTTACCTTTTTTATTGATAACAATATTGAAATCAGCACCTTTAAACATATCAAAAACATCAAGAGGTTTTTTCCTTTTAGATGCGGGTTTTTGTGCTAGTTTAATCTTATCTAGAATCTTTACACCATACTTATAAATTTTTATTGTCCCATTATTTTCAGGGTTTATGGGGTCATCAATGATGTAAACATTTGAATAGTAATTCAGTTTTCTCTTTCTTCCTGGATTATCGTCGTCCCCTCTTACAATATGTTCCTTACCTTCAGCCCATAGCTTCCTGTTTTCTTCGCATACAGGACAAGCTACGTTTTTGCCCAACGTAGTCCTACAGGGTTCAATGAGCCACTGTCCAGTTTCACCTTTAAATGCGTGTGAGTACACCTCTACGTAAGCTTCTTCATCGTGACCTCCACCACCCGGAAGGAATCGTACTGTTGCTTCTCCGGTTCCAGACTTACCCATTTTAGGAGTCCAAATACGGGAATCATCTTCACGAGAAGAGCTTTCTTCCATCTTGTTGAACTTTTCAACAAGTTTTTCGGTCAAAGAACCAAGCTTTGACTTCTTTTTGTAATCTGCGAAAGACATAATTGTTTAATGCGATGTTGCGATATGTTACTTTAGGGTTTAGCTTGTTTAAGTTGGATTACCTAGCCAACAATAGTTTACTATAGTCCTAGAGATTTTTCAATCTCTCGAATTGGAACTTCAAGATTCTTAAAGAATTGGTCTATTCCCTGACCTTTTTTTAATCCAAACATTCTAGCTGATTCTAGAATTTTATCCTTGGTTGCTTGAGCTTCAGGGTCATCTGATAAAGACATTCTTAAAAACAGAAGTTTTTGTTTTTCCAAAAAATCTTTAATAAGTTGGAGATATTGTTTTTTTTCTTCTAAAGAATAGTTAGGAACGTGAAAGATATGCATAATTAACTCTTCCTGCATTTCTTCAAGTTCTCTCATCGTTTGCTTTACTATATCAGAATCAAAAAAATCACTCACAAATAATCTCCTTTAATGTCTTTGAATACTTTTTTGTATCTATATTTAGCAGCTGACCATATTTAAGGATTCTCAATTTAAGAAGATACCAGAGGGGGTCATCTAATACCTTATCATAGTCTTTGACATAATGCAAGAGTTTTTCCAAAATAACCAAGGTTTCGATTGAAAGTGCTTTTTGTAAATACTTGCGAATCAATTCAGAGTGCTGCCCATTTCTACATTCAAAAAAGTCATTAAAACTATCTTTGTTTATAAAGACTGAGGATTCCGTTTCAAAAAGATAAGAAAGACTTTGAACTCTTTTCATCCAATTTACGTAAGTTTCCTCCCCTTCTTTCATTAGGTCAGAAATATAAATTGAATGTGGATTATCACAATCCACAAAATTAGAAACATAAAAATCTTTTATTTCTTGTTCGTTCTTTTTTCTCGAAAGCTTTTCAAAGAAATACCTATCTGTTCTTTTATTAAACGAAGCAAGCGAAGCTCTAGTTTTCCAATTGTATTTAATAACATCGTAAGATGGTTTAGTAAAATGTTGTTTTAAGGCTAGAAAAGTTGTATAGCATTGAAATGGGTCCACATTAAATAAGTTTTTTTGATTTTGTTACTTTTTTTAGAAAATTTAATTCAATTGCATTATTCTTTAATTTTTCTTTAAGAGGTTTTGAAATCAATTTAGGTATTATCTCAATTTCAATCTCATTTTCTTCACAGTATTGAATGATACCATCAATATAATTACAATTATTTTTAAGAACATACCGTTCAATTTCAATTGAAAACTTCTCTTGAGATAAGAACTTTGATTGGATTATCTTCTTAACTTCGCTATTAATTTCCATTTTAGCTATTTTCTTTAACGTAATGCTTAACATATTTTATAAGTAATTTCAGGTATTTTAAAATGTCTCTTTCTTCATAAACTTCAAGTTCGCCATTTTCACAAGTCATAATAATCACTAACTTTTTGGCGCATAATCCAGTAAGTTCGTGGAGCATTGCAGAATAAGCAACAGCTTGAACCATATAGTGGTCAAGCCACTCTCTTTTTTTAGGTTTTTCTGCTGTCTTATAATCAATGATGGATAATTCCCCATCAAATTCTGCGATACAATCACAAGTTCCAGCAATTCCAAGAGTCTCACTATACATTGGAATTTCCATTCCATAAATGGTTCCAATCCGATGTAAAGCTGGTTTTGAAATCTCAAATAATTTATGAGATAGCTCTTGAACCTCTGGTAGATCTAAGTTTGAAGTATATGCTTCAATCAAAGTATGAGTGTCAGTTCCTCTACTTGTAGCTCGATTTGTAATTCGATTTGCTTCAGCTTCTCCTATTTTCTTTCTCCAATTTTTAAAAATCTCACGATTGTAAAAACTAGTAATAGAAGTAATTGAAACAAATAGTTTATCCGTATCACTATCTGGAAGTTTATAATATCTCACTCCATCTTTATGAACTCTCTCTATTTTAGGTAGTTCTAATGGACTATGATTAAAAATCATTACAATCCTAATTCCTCCTTATGAATCAAAAATTCTCTCACTAGGCCGCTTCTGCAAATGTCATTTACATCAAATTCAATTAAATCAAATGAAGGCATTGTCTTTAGAATTCGCATAAAATCGTGAATACCATTTTTTTCATTTGTTTTAATCAAATCACTCTGAGAGGCATCACCAGAAAAAATGATTCTGGTGTTTTCGCCAACTCTAGTAATTATAGAACACAATTCGTGAAATGACAAATTTTGCATTTCATCAACAATAATGACACAGTTATCTAAAGTCAAACCTCGTATAAATGATGTGTTATAGAACTTAATTGTTTTTTGAAATTTAAGAGTATCATATAGCATTTCAAAATCTGCATCTGAAGGAAGTTGAAACATAAATCTAACCATATTTTTATACGGAATTTCAAAATACCCTTGTTTTTGTGATTCATCTCCGGGCATAAACCCAATCTCACGAGTTTGAACTAAAGAACGTACAATGTAAATATTTTCATAAGGAGTTATATCATTCAATACGTCTTTTAATGCGTTATATAAAGAAATGAACGTTTTACCAGAACCACTACTACCATAAGCCACAATATGTTTTCCATTCTGATATGATTCAAATAATCTTTTTTGATTATCAGTAAGAGGTTCAATATCTAATAAAAAATCAGAAGTAATTGACTTCTTTCTCTTTTTTTGACCTGCAGTAATGGTCTCTACAAAAGAAGTAGAGTCTTGAGTTCTTTTTCTTCTTGGCATTTATTTTCTCAGCTTATAGGTTTAATTTTACTTCCAGGAACACTTCCCACTTTACTTAGAACATCATTCCAACCTGGCTTTGATTTTACCAACTTATCCTTCCACTCGCCAATTTCTCCTGGCGTAGCACAACCTTCAGACCAATCTCTTTTCCATTCAGGATTATCTTCATACCACTGCATAATACTATGCACACTCATCTCAATTACCTTTTTTTCACCCGTTTCGGGATTATAAACAGGATAAATTGCCAATTTTATTCCTCCATATTCAATAAAATTATTTATTGCAATAAATAATACATTTAAATCAAGGAGAAAGTTTTGCTTTGTGCAATCTCTTCTCATCATAATAATTCCAAACATTTGGAGCCCATCTTTGTAAATGTGAAACTAATTGCTCACACAATGCTTGAATTTCAAGTTGAGCATCCAATTTAGCTCTAAGGTCCATCAAATGAAGAACAGAACGAAGATTAAAAGAAACCACAAAATTCTGACGAATTGCTTGTGCAAGGTAATCTCTAATATGCTCTTCACACATTCCCTTTTCATACTTCACAGCATAACGCTTACAACCTTCGACAATCCAGTTTAGTTCATCCATATAATCTTCTTCGGTCCAATCATATTTTTTACCATATCTGTTGGTATAAAATCCTGGAGGTCGAACATAAAATACATCTTCTGGATTTAAATCACCACTTGCAACTTTAACCACTCTTTTTCCTGTATATCTTTGAGACTGAACATCGAAGCTAACTCCCACTCTATGGGTCCTTGCTTGCATCGCAACGTTATGAACATACCCAGACACCGAGAAAGTGATTCCTGGGTGCTCCAGGGGTCCCCAGTGTCCTCTATCGTTAGCCAGGAGTCTCTCTACAATCCAGGCACCACAGTCAGAAGGTGATGGAATGCTCTGCGTATGAATCGGAGTTTCTGAATAATCATTCTTTGCTGCTTGATAAATTACCTGCTCAGGGAGTGGATAACATTGAAGCATTACCACTTCTAGATTTTTATCAAATTCAAGTAATTCTTTCGCTCTAATAGGTCTCATTAATTTCCAAATCCTTTACTAGTAGTTTTCTTAATGGCTTCAAGCTGCTCATTCAAATGTCTTAACTCTTTTTTCATATAAATGAGTTCATCATTTGAATATAGATAATCTTTTTTGATGGCAGTCTTTAAATAATTAATTAGTT